GTCCACGCTTGGACATCATCTGATCGTACAAAGCCGCTTTTCGCAGCAGTACAACCGCCCTGTGATCTAAAACATTCTTCAGTTCATCAGGTGAGAATCCAGCCTTCTGGCCGAATTGAACAAGCATCGACTTCTCAGCCGCAGCCTTTTTTGCGTCTTTCCACTCAGGGATAGCCGCCATCAAAGCCTCTTGTTCCTGCTGCAACATCTGATTGTGATATTGCATCTGCTCTTGCTGTGATAACTCAGAGAGTCGCTGCTTTTCCGATTGGATGGCCGCGTTCTTCTCTTGGTTGTCACGCATCAACTCGCGCTGCCTTACCCATTCAATGGGGTCTTCTTGATAAAGACGATCCCAATCAATGTTTGGCTGCGCTGCCTGCTGAACCTGTGCCTCTAGAGCACCCAACAAATGAGCGTATTGCTCGCGCTCGGCACGCACCGCCTGCAACTCTGCCTCTGCGTGCTTTCGCACCTCGGCAATTTGCTGCGTTTTGCGTGTGTAATCCTGAGTCCTTGAGTAACCTTTTTGGAGTTCCTCCAGCGTCACCTCGACTTCTTTACCGTCAACTTTGACGGTGAAGACTTGTGGCTGTTCTTCCTCTTCAGAATTCTCATCTTCCTCAGATTGTTCGGCATCAGTTTCATCACCATCCGCGTCTGCATCGGTTAGCAACTCCTCATCTACCGCCGCGCCCTCATCGGGCAACTGCGCCTCGCTGTTCTCCTCTTGTCCCTCATCGGGGAGCATCCCAGCAAGTGCATTGGCTGCTTCAGCCATATTCATCGGACCTTGTACAACACTCGCCGCTGGCGTTGGTGCTACTGTTTGCATTGGTCTATTTCCTTAATTAAACAAGATTTTTCTGTGCGCGTTCGATGGCACGCTGTGCCACCTTGCCGTTGTCGATCATTTTGGTCAACTCGTTTTTGAAATTCTCAATGGCACGCAACTGCGCCCAGACAATCTCACGCTTGGCCGCCTCGTCCGGCTTGCTGCTCTCAAACTCCCACAGCAAGTCTCCGCGCATCTTGTTCATGGCCGCCGCAAATATCTCGTCTTGCATAAACTGCTCAGACTTGCGGCCTTTTCTTACCTGTTCTTCGTTCATTGCGCCATTCCATTAAGGTTGATGGGTGGAGGCACATTCGCCGCTGTCTGCACAGCCTGTTGGATGATTGCAGACTCTTGCGCCATGGCCTCCCGATCCATAGACTGCTGCGCTTGAATCTCAGCAGTGCTAATTTGTGTCTGGTACTTTAACTCTAATTCGTACTTCTTGAGCATTAAGTCTTGCGCCATTTGATCTCTACGGTAATCGTCATCGCGAACCATCTGCTCGCGCTTCAATTCCAACTCGGCAGCCTTCTTCTGGATGTCAGCTTGGATCGACTGCGCTTGCACTTGCGCCAGCACCTCTTCTGGTGTCGGTTTTGGTGCTTGTTCTTGCGGCATCTGGAAGTCAGGCGGCAATGCTTGGAAATAGCTGGATGCGTCTTTCACGCCAGACAACTCAACGATTTTCTGAATCGTGCGGATGTACATGGCCGGTGTCACAACAGGATTATTCAAACCATATTGCTGAATGATCTGCTCTTGTTTGTTGGCAATATTGGTCAAAGCCTGAATGCGCTCGTTGGTGTCGCCATTGCCCAGACCAATATTGACGGTCACATCCATGTTGGCATTCCATACCCGAGGATCAATCTCCACCCACTCATTACGCAAGCGCACCATTCGGGGCTTGTCTTGATGCGTTGTCATCAGATACAAGATGCCCTTAAACAGCTTCTTCATGCCCTCGGCCAAGAGTCGAGCCTGCAACTCCAAACGGCTCTGGCTGGCGCTGACGGTGGCCGCCACCGCTGCCTTGGTAGTTGACTGCAAAGCGTCAGGATCAAGTCCCATGGCGGCTTTGCTCATGCCGGTGCGGTCTTCGCGCATCTGGTCCATGTAGTCCAGCATGGGGAATGCGGCCTGTCCGACAAAGGGCGAGCTAAATGGCTGCACCATGCCTGGCGCTCTCATCCGAATAATTGCGCCTGTCTCGTTGTTCAGCACATCGTCAATATTGACCTGACCTTCAACGATTGCCGTGCGCGGATGGATAGACTGAGCCAGCGAGTCCAGCGTATTACGCATGATCTCGGATTTGATCTCCTGAATATCGTGTGTGATATCAAAAATCGACATTGCTTCCAAAGGCGAGGTGTGTGGCTCTGGATCACAAGGGAAATCGACAAATGGGTTATGGCTGGCAGGCAGATTTCGCACTATGGTGTAGCCAGAACCCATGCAGCAAATCTTACGCAACTCGGCGATGCCGTCACCGTCATAGTCCACGCGCATATAAGCCTCGACATACAGCACGCGCCGTTGGCCAGGATTCAAACTGTCTCCCGATCCCATGGTGGTGGACAACGGCTGACGCGCCAAATACTCGTCATTGCTGTCCAAGTCGGTGCTAGAGATGTTCTCCTCAATCTCCTCCAACTCATAGCCCATGGCAAGCAAATCGTCCACGGTTGCCATCTGACGGTGGGCGATGATGCCTGCATCTTCAAATGACCGTGCTCTGCGGTCCAGCACCAACTCTTCAGGTGGCACGGCCATGATGCGGATACGGCCATCCTTTGTCTTGCGCTTGATCTGCACATCGTGCAACATGGGTTGCTGCATCATTTCTGGCGGCAGGGGTAAGCCGGTTGCCGGATCAACCTGTGGCTGCATCATGTCCATGGGCATCGATGGGTCTGGATAGCTGACCACGATCTTGACCTCTGCACCCTCTTGCATCAGCAGTTGCACGGTCTGGTCATCGAGTCCAGAGTAGTCATCAATCTTGACCTCTTCAACCTCGTCCCACCAATACTTTGCAATGCCACACTTACGCACCAGCGAGTCTTTGAACAACGCGTAGGTGGTCATAAAACCGTTGTTGTCGTTGCTGAATATGTAGTTTGCATAGTCAGTCGCCTGTTGAGTGCTGGCAACATCTTCAGGACCGCGCGGCACATACTCAACGACATTCTCACTGCTGAAGAAGACCTTCATCAGACTCGGCAGCATGGCGCTGACGGTGTCGCGCACCTCCATCGCCACGACTTGGCTGCGCCCATCTTCCTCATTGCCAAAGGGGTCGCCACGATAGTATTCAGTGCCCTTGGCGCGAATAGGAGAGATGTCGGCATCGATGTAGCTGACAGCATCCTCCAGCTCACCGGCCACGATGCCTTGCAACTCGGTGTCATCCATCGGATTGACTGCCGCAATGTCGGTGCTCACTTGCATATCGTTGATCATTTCTTGTTCCTTGCAGATATTGCTTTTGCTTTGGCGCGAGCCTGTTCTTTTGAGTTAGCCCCCCAAGCCTTGAGAGACAACGCTAATCGGGTTGGCTCGCCGTTCTTTTCCATCGGACCAGGCATATTGCCCATTCTCGCAAGGAATGATGCCCTGCGCGGATTGTCGCCAGACTTGACAGGCGCTTTCAAGTTCATGCCCTCGGCCTTTGCGCTGGCGCGTCCCTTGGCATTCAAGCCGCCTTTGGGATTTTTCCCTTCACTACGCTGCCACGCTGGTGTCTTCATAAGGCACTTTCTTCAAAATCACATACATAGAATCAACTGCACGCGGCAGTCGCAATATTTCATCTTGCGGCAATTCTAGGCTTGCACCGTAATTGCTGAGACTCATTTGCAAATGTTCCAACTCAAACCGACTGCCCTTCCAACCCAAGTACCACGCCCACTCGCAGTAGTACACCCATGACTTCTCATTGAAAGCACGCACATGAGTTGGGTCTTGCCACGCGCCATGACTCAAGTCATACGGCACATGAATGTGCATCTCGCCACCCATCTCCAGCAAATCCCGACAGTTGGTCATGGCCTGCACTAAGTTCGATATGTGCTCCAACACATCATTGGCGATGATCTTGGAAAACTGTCGGTCGATCTGCATTGGCGCACCAATGTCCACCACCCAATCAGCACCAACATCGGCGCGAATGTCAGCATTCACGCAATCGGCTCGGCGATCCTTGCCCGAACCGAGATTAAGAGTTAAACCACTGCTTTGCATATTCCGGTCTGTTCTTTAAGAGCCACGGTATTGCGGCCTTGGTCAGTGCGTCACCGTTCATGCCCACAGTCTGGCTGCCAATGTGATGCACATATGACCGGCTTAGGTAGTGGTGAAAGCCTGCGACACGCAAATCCTCACAATGCACATCATCAGAATACCAATTTAGTGGGGGAAACTTTGCAGCCTCCCACGCATCACGCCCAATCCATGCAAAGATAGGTGATGGGCATTCCAGCGGCACAATTGCGTCCTCGTATGGGTACTTGAAGTAGTGCAGCTGCTGGTCAAAGGGGTTAGATCGAATATTTTGCACAGGTCTGGCCGCATCACAACGCGCAGAAACCCAACCCACAGGCGCACCAGTTTCAGCTTTCAACTGCGCCACATCCTCCATCAGCAGCCGGTAGCTGCTGGGAGTCAGGACAATATCGTCATTGGCGCAAATCACCGACTCAAAGCCATCGGCAAAGGCTTTGTCCATGATGTCGTTGTAGTCATCACCGAAATTGTGCGATGCACCAAAGACTTTCAGGTCAGCGTTAAAGCCGCCAATAATGGACTCTGGACCGCGCAAATAGACAGGCACTTCGGGACAGTACTCGGCGATGCTTGTGAGCATCACCCGCAAACCTTTTGCGTGTACTGTCGAGATGCATATGGGTGAGATCACTTCTTTGACTTTGGCTTCTTGGCGGTCTTGGCCGCCAGCTTGAAGTCAGCGGCAGACGGTGCTGCCTTTGATCCCACTTTGTTCATCTTCTCACCGCTGCCTGCGGCGATGCGTTTTTGTTTGGCGTTGATGTTGGCGTAGAGGCCAGGCTTAGTCTTCATTTTTCATTCCAATCTTGATTGTCAACAATGACTCAGGCTCTTCACCCTCATCCTCTTCACCCTCGCCACCGGCAACCCATGCCGAACAGGTACGGCTGGACGCGCACTTGAAGTCGAATATCTCGCAGTAACCTAAGTCACCGGCATCAATCACCGCCCAAGGGTCACCCTCGTCACCAATGCCCTTGGCGATGCAATCCAGCATGGAATCATCTTGGTTGAAAGCCGCGCAGTTACCGCACAGGCTTTGCTTGGCCTCGTCCTCGGACACTTCCCACTGATCAGCCATCTTCATCCAATACTGCTTGTTGGGCAGCTTGGGATTCTCAGGACCGTAGTTCGCAGAGTCAATCGCCTTGGCGCGATTCTTCAGATTAAGCGTGATGTCTTGCGTTGCCATGGGGCAGCTCTCTTCGCCACCCTCATAGCCCTCATCCTGATCCATGGCCTGATCCATGGTGCGCTGTAGCGTAGCCATTAACGCATCCCCTTGGTCTTCATGTTCTTGGCAGTGCGAGCACCGCGCATGGGCATCTTGGCTTCGGACATCGCAATTGCCACGGCCTGCTTGGGACTCTTGACCACTTTGCCGCCTTTGCCAGAGTGCAATGTGCCAGCCTTGTACTCGCCCATCACCTTGCCAACCTTCTTTGCTGCCTTTGTCATCTTCATCATGTACCCCTTAAACGATCTCAGTCACAGAAAATATGGTTGCGACAGGCGCAATCACGGCGATCTTGTCACCACCACTGACCTCAATGTACTCAACCTTGTTGATGGGCAACTGAGTAGATGTGCTATTTGATGCAGTCGGATTTGAGCCAACCTGATAGTGCAAGTGAGATGTGCCAGCGTTGGCAATACGCACAATGGTGGTCTGCGCTCCGAAGGCGGCAGACTGCTGGCTTGTTATGGTGACAGTAATCACCTGACTCGCGCCATGCTTGCCAAATATGCAAACCTTGCCAGTGTCATCGCGGGTTAATTTAGACATCTCAGCCCCTTATGAAATCTGCGTCACAGACACATCGGTGGCAACAGCACCACGAATAAATGCAATCTTGTCGCCGCCAGTGACTTCAACATACTCAATGGCGTTAACAGGCAGCATCGCGCTGGTGGTCAAAGTCGCTGTCGGGTTTGCGCCAACAGTGAAAAAGGCTGGCGCGGCATTGGTATTTGCCAAACGCACAATGGTGCAGTTGGCCGCCACAGCAGTAGACTGACCAGTGGTAGCGCCAACAGTAATCACCTGAGTTGTACCCATCTTGCCAAATGTCGCTATCTGACCGTTGTCATCTCTCGTCAACTTGCTCATACAAATCCCCTTTAAAGAATTAAGCGTTGGTGCAGGGAGTTCTGAGGAAAATCCCACTTAGAAATTTATAACCCAGTTACTCCGCACCAACACGGCTGGAGACTGCGGCCCTAGGTTAATGGCGTTCTAGACCGCCCCCTCAGCAGATTAAGCAATCCCCATGCGTGTTGACGCATAACGCAATTATGCAACCCTTGAGAGGTTTCTTTTCAACGGTTGCGCCCAGTTGTTGCCAGCCTTCGATCCCATCATGCCAATCACCGCATCTGATGCAAAGGTCAAACAGAAAGCATCAGCCTTGTCAGGTGAGGCCAAACCCCGCTTTTTGATCTCATCTTTGCTCTCAATCTGAATCTTTCCGTTGCTCGTAAACATATAACGCACGGTGGCCAACTCAGCAATCAGCAGCTCATCCTTTGGCAACCGACAGTCACGCTGCTCCAACCACGCCTTGGCCTTGTACCAAAGTTCAGCCTTCAGATTGCGGTAAGTACCGCCCATGGCCGGTGACTCCGCGACATTAATGCCTCTGGCCGGCAGCTTCAACTCCCGCAGACGGTCAACCACGCCAGCGCCAAGACCAATGCTGTCCACCAGTATCTCGGTTGGACGGTCGCTTGGCGCCAAAGCCTCGTACTCGGCCACCACCGCACCGGTCAACTGCATCAGGTCTAAGTTCTTCCATGTCTTGATCGGCTCTGTCACCGCGTTCCCACGGCGTTTGCACAGCGCCGAACGGTCAGAGCCAAAGCGTGCCACATCCAAGCCCCAGACCAGTGGCGCGTAAGGCGAGGCCACCACATCCCGATTCATCGCCAAGTCCAACAACTCCATCGGTATCACCGTGTCTTCGTCAGACTTTGGAAACTCACCCAGCACGCGGATTCGGTAGGCGTTGGACTCCTCACCGTACCGCGACTTCATCTCCTCGATGTACGCCTCGCTCACCCTCGGCGAGTCGGCGCAGGACACCTTCATCGTCACCCAATCTCCCGCCAATCGGTTATGCGTGTCGTAGAAGAATCCGCTGGAACGCACAGGGTTTCCCAGTAGTAGCGTGACGGCGTTGTGGCCGGACATTGATCCAGATGCCGCCTCGAACACCTTCTCAGGTATACCGGATGCCTCATCTCCCACCAGCATCACATGATCGCTGTGGACACCCTGCAAGGCTTCGGGCTGCTCGGCACGCGATGTACGCGCTGAGATAAACGCCTCCTCGTTTGCGCCAATCACCTCAATACGGTCCTGTTTCACATCCAACATATCGGCCAGCATTGGCGGCAGCACCTTTACCCAACGCTTAACCTCGGCAAACAAGGCATCGTAGAGCTGGCTGCTGGTGGGCGCTGTCACCACCACCTTGACCGGAAAGCGCAGCAGCAGATACCAGATCATCGCCCAGGCACTAGCCGTGGACTTGCCGACACCGTGGCCCGATCTCACGCTGATGCGTCTGCTGCCTGACGCGATGTGATTCAAGAATTCCACTTGCCATGGGTCAGGCTCAGTGTTAAGGACTTCCTTAACAAACAGCACCGGATTATTTTTGTAGAGCTTGACGAATTCCACAAAAGGGTTATTCGTCAGCAAGTCCTCGGAATTTTTTTTCGGGACGCGCTTTTTCGCGGTGGGGGTGGTGGGGGTCGGGTCAGTCATTTCGGTAGGTGTTCGGTTGCGTCATCAACCGCCCCCGCCGCAAATCGCAAGGGGGGGGCATCGCGCCGCGCCAGCCAGCAGGCCGGTCACCGCGGCCACTTGACAGTTGATTCTGCCTGTGGATATCTTTTCAGCGTAAGTCATTGATTCATATGCTTTCTTACAGATTGCTTACAATATCCATTTAACACGATGTCCATTATGTTAAGTCAAATGTGGATAACTGGCCTGTTTCTGCTCGTTTTGCAGGCGCTTTGCAGTTATGCACAGGCCAATGTGCTCAACCATTGCGATTTTCTGTGGATAAGTCATCAACAACCTCGACATGGCGCAGTGCCGCCATGCGTAGGTCTTGGATGTTGATGTTTACCGAGGCGGCTTTTTGTAAGCCATAAGTCTTCTGATCCCACCTTTCGGCCAGCCATTGCCTAGTTCGGATGCGCTGGACATCGCGCTGCGGGTTGCTGTCGGCCATGCTGTCAGCAATGTCCAGAGTCTCCACCGCGAGTTTATCGGCGGCTTTCGCGCGCGCACGCGCAATTATAGAGGGATCGGTATCTTCGATCCATTGCTCTAGCGCCCTGCGCCCGATGCCAAGCTCATAGCAAATCTGCGTCTGCGACTTGCCAGCCTCGAACATGGACACAATCATGTCATCGGGCAAATCCTCAAGCAATGCCATGTCTTCCCTGAATTTCGGCCTTCCTGCCACGCTCAGACCCGCTTTAAAGCTGTTTTAACGCGCTGGACGATGTCCAGTACCAGTGACTTGATCAAGTCCGCTAATCGTTTAATTTGTTCCATGTTTGTATTTCTCCGCTTGTTTGCTGTTGAATTTCATTTCTGGCTGACCGCCTTCAAATGCATGAAGATCGTTTTCTAAATCATCAAAGCCTGATTGTCCACCGAATTTCTCGTTTGCTTTGAAGCTGACCACCTTTGCTGTTGGATCAAACGTTTTGACAGCAATGACCTGCTGCACAAAGGGATCGTTGAAGATCACCTCCAACTCTTCCATGCTCCAAATACACTTGTTGTCCAGTTCCTGTCTCTCGCGCTGCATAGCCAGAGTCTCGTTGACCGTTCTGACAATCACCATAACCTGACCTGACTGCATCTCCCACTCAATCCTCGGAATGCTGTCGCTGGCTGGACTCATGCCTTGATCGGCTGCCCACTGATCGAGCACTGCATACGCTCGGACCATTCCCGCCAAACTGGAATCAAACTTCGCACGATCCTTTGCGCCAATCGCTTGGTGCAATCTGCTGTTCTGAATCCAGAATTTCTCTCTGAGTTCACTGTCTACTAAAGTAATCAGTCGATTTTCTCCCCATTTCCTGTCGCTGACCGCTTTGGCGGCCTCCAACTCCACCAACTTGGATTGAACATAAACCGTCCACGCATCTGCCTGTGGACTTGGACTCACCGCCACTGGATGCTGTCTTGAGCTTTTCTTTGTTGCCATCTTTTTTATCCTTGTCTAAATTTACTGAAGCAGCCGTCAGAACAATCAGAAACTACGAGTCTTATAGACTCTCGTTTCCGATTCTGATTTCTGATCATCTGAAGCGTCTGATTTCTGATCGCTTCTGATCGCTTCTGATTGCTGATTGTTGAATTTGTAAGCCGCCTCACTTGCCATTTTTGTCAAAACATCTTGGTTAAGCCATGCGACTTTGCCGTGATGTCCACCCAATTTTTTAGTTTTAAGTCTCCCCTTTGCTGTCCAAATTGCGTTACTGATTTGCGTCTTTGTAGCGTCATAGGC